CGTTTCAGTTTCGCAGATTAGCTTTGTGACGGAAAACAACGAGATGTTCTGCAAGGTCATAGTTAATAAACCTTTCAAGTGTTTTGTATCCCTCTTCACTTCTCCAGTTAAAGGTTTCATCAATTCCTGCAATATCTCCGATAATCTCTGAAATTGAATTTCCGACATCTTCAATACTGCCCTCGTTTACACTTTCGATGAGAGCATATCCCTTTGCTGTTCTGATGTTGATTTTACCCATAAGTGCTTTACGGAAGTTTGTAATACTGCCGTAGGCGCTTTTAATAAAATCAATGTCACCTTTCGGAATAACAAGGGTAACCTCTTTCAGACTGTCGCTTAAATCCTTTGCCCACTCGGAATGCTTTTTGTCAATCAAGGAAGATTTTTTCAGATATTCTTTGCATTCTTCCGCAAGGCTCTCAATTGCATCGTTAAAACTCTGCGTATCATTTTTGACGGAATTTTCAAAGTCATTTACAACTGACTTAAACGCTTCAATTCTTGATTTGTTCTTACCGTTAAGATTTACTCCGTATTCCTGCAAAACATTACACACAAGACGGTGCATTCCTGATTGACCGATTCGTATATCCTTGCCCACGCGCATTCCGTGTTCGGCGGTTTTGCCGGCATAATGATATAAAATGCTGATCCGCCTGTCGGGGTTCTTTTCGTCCTTTACAGCGTCAAAAACACTTTTGCCGTCGTCATTCACAAGCCAATCATCGTATTCATCGTCAATTGAAAAATTCAGCGTATCGTGTATTGCACCGGCTTTTTCATCTGTAAAATCATAATCTTCATCAAGGCTGTAGCGAATATCAGGGTTGTTGCCGTCAAATGTTCCGATATTGTCTGTTGCAGATTTAACCTGAGTATTTTCAAATGCTATGAATGTTTTTGTGCTTCTTCCAAAACTGCCGACATCATTATTAACGATAACACCGTCATAATTGCTGTTTTTGAAATAATCATCTATCAAGGCTTTAGCGTTATGGCTTGCTTCATTAACCTTATTTTCCCATTCTTCCATAATTTCATCAAGTGCATCTCTTGATATGGATTTTTGGTACTCTTCTTCTGATATTTCACCGTTCTTTTTCGCATTCCACAGCTTTTGGTATTCCTCGTTTTCTCTTTTCATCTCCTCGTTGAATTTAGCCTTGTATTCCTTATTAACGCTGTCTATCGCACTTTTAGCTTTCGTATATCCCTGTACATTCTTATCGTAAAATTTAACAAGTTCGCTTCTGTTGTTGACAATGAGGGGATTTTTAATAGAGGCATACAACGGCATTTGAATATTTCCGCCAACTCCGATATCGTTGTTTGTCGGTTTCATAAATATACCCGTAGGCATTTCACTGTCAAATTCTCCCGAGCCTTTTTGTTTTGTATCAAAGGTTGTAAACTCTTTTCCTGTTTGGTGGTACAAAACAAGCGGTTCACCGTTGTTGTCTACCGCTTTACTCGCTTTTGCAGGGCTATTCTGCCAATCACCGAACCATCTGATAAATTGTTTGCTTTGAGTAATATTATTGATTTTTTTATTGACAATATCATCAATAGGACGTATAATAACATTGGAACCCGAATTTTTAAGTCGGCTGGGTAATTGGTACCCTGACTTCTTAAAAATATTCTGGGTTCTTTTTTTGTCTAAATAAAAGAATCCTGTTTTGCCCATTGTTTCCAAAGCAATGGCTTCTTTTATATAATCGTTGATATTATCCTTATCAAAATATGTTGCAACAAGATTAACATCTATGTGTGTGTTATTGTACATTCCCTCATAATCAACAGTTATCGGTGCAATTACCTGTTTTCCGCCAACTGATAAATCAACTAAAACAACTACTTTATGGGTGCTGTCTTTGCTCTTATTTTTATTTACCGCAAAATCAGGGTGAGCTATTACCATAAGCGGATCAGAAATTTTATTGTAAATATCTTTTACGGTATCAAAACCTAAATTGTGATAATTGGTATTTTTATGATATCGCCCCTCACTTTTTGCTCTTGTATCTGATACTGCGACAGAATAAATATGATTTTTAGTCATAGCAAGAGGTAATGGTGCTAATCCGATTTTTTGTAAAATATTAGGTGTAATACCCATAATTACAACATTATCACTGTTGTAGGTGTTTTTTTCAATTTCATCAACTTTCTTTTCAAATTCCGCTTGTACTATGTTGTCGGTACTTCCTATTGAATATTTCTCAACATCCAACCTCTCACCGTTCTGAACCTCTGCTTGCTCGGTGATATTTTCTCTTGCGGTGTCTGCCGCCTCAGAAAATCTTTGAGCGAGGTTTTCAAGTGCTTCAAGGTCTTTTGCAAATGCTTTAGCTCCGTAGTTTGTGCTTTTGTCGATGAGCCAATTCTTTACTTTTTCAATCAAAGATTTAATTGCCGCTGCAATTTTTGATTTATTCTGCTTGGTGCTGAGGGCAATATTGAGAGCCTTTTCATCTGAGGCAATGCTCATAAGTGTGTCGCATACTATTTCTTCCAGAGCGGCATCTCTTGTGTTTTCGTGTTCATCGGCCTGCAGTCGGTTGCCGTATCTCTCAATTGTGCGGTCAATCATCTTGTTAAGGTCAACACCCTTGCGTACAAGATAGTCTGACACAAAGTCACTCAACGTTCGCCATTCGGTTGGGTTGGTTTTCTTAATCATATGTCCGGCTTCATGTAAAGCTGTGGCAAGGATTTTCTGACTTGAAATTTCTGAGCTTAAAATAATGTTGCCGTCTCTTGCAACACCGTTCACTCCGTCAGCAAGACGATCTGAGATAATAATGTTTCTGCCCGTCTTTGTCGCAAGGTTGCCGAGTGTATTAATAAGCTCCTGCGAAATGTGTGAAACATCTGTTCCGCTGTCTGCATACACGCTCACACCGCTTGTGTCGGCTCTGCCGTTGCGGTTGATTAACTCGGTCAGTCTGTTGGCATGGTGTTGAGTGTTAATGTCAACATCTCTTCTGCCGGTGCTCAATGCCTGACTTACAATCTGTTCACCGAGAATATTTTTAAGAATCGTATATTCAGAAGTTTCTCTGAGTGAATCAAGTTTAACGCCCTCTCGACCAAAGCTGTATGCGGCTGAATATGCTTTGTTATATTTGTAGAGCATTTCCTCATCGCTCATTTTCTGAGCCTGCGGACTTTCTCTCCACTCCTCAAAGTTGGAAATATAATTCCTCGCACCGTATGTATCAAATTCGTTTGCGCTGTGAACAATCGTATCAAGCTGACTGTCAGAAAATGTTATGCTGTCCGCATTAACCTGCTTGCCGTCATTTGTATTGAATATAAGTGTGTTTTCTTCATCACTGCGATTGATTTTAGCCGAGCACTCAAGGCTCTTTAGTGCAACCTTGACGACCTTACCTGTTGAAGTATCTGTTGCGATAATGCCGTTTGGGTGCTTCTTGCCAAAAGCATATACACCGTACATTTTGCCGATATCCTCTGTATCGGCTTTTTTTGTTGCATTGATTACAGTGCTTGCCTGTTCTGCGTTCTGCTGTCCGTTCTGAGCCGTGTTCTGCTGTGTAGGGCTCTGTTCGTTCTGAGCATTAACAGTCTGATTACTCTGCTCTCGTGTGTTCTGCTTTTTAACCTGAGCAATTTTGTTTACAAGTTCGGGATTTTTGCCAACCTCTCTGTTGATAAGATACATAAGGTTGCCGACATCTCCGGCACTGATTTTTCCCTCGTTATCGGTTTCAACGAGTTTCTGCATTTTGTGTGCATAGTTGTATGCTCTATCGTTTTTGTCGGTTGCAAGTCCTTGCCTGATGAGTAAATCAAGGTCAAAGTTTTCATCGGCCATAACAGCTTTACCGATTTGTGCGTTGCTCTCTTTATTTTGGGCCATATCAATTTTTGCACCTGCAAGATTAATTCCTGCGGTAGCAAGGTTAAGCACACCACCCGATATTGCACCGCCGGCAAAATCAAGTCCGACATTCTTCCAAAAGTCCCAGCTTGCGGCATTCTCCGCCTCAGCCTCACTCATTCCCTGTTCCATATAATTTTTCTTTGAAAGGTTGTATGAAGATAAATCCTTGTTTATTGCGTCATCCGTCAATCTGTTTGCAAGGTCGGTAAAGGCCTCTTCCGAGCCTTCAGTAAATGCACCTTTAAGCACATTGCCGACAGCAGCTCGAAATGTGCTTTTTCCGCTTGCTTTAAACGCTGAGAGCTGTTCGAGAGAAACCTTTTCAAAAAGGGTTTCGGCAATACCTGATGCAATACCGGTCTTTACCGCATTGTCAATTGTACCGCCGTTCTTGATAACTTCATTCGCCGCACCGACACCGGCACTTGTGCCCATAATGCCGAGCGACAAAGCCTGTCCGCCCGGAACGGCATTGAGTGGTAACAAAGAGGCAAAGTCAGCCATACTCATTCCTGTGTTGTAAAGGAATGAACCGAAATCATTGTTAATGTTTTCAGATACCTTTGCACGCATAGCGTCAGATATAGCGGTATTGGTTGCTTCGGGGTTAATGTAGCCGTCACCGCCGTTATATTTCTTATCAAGGTCGGTTGAGATATATTTTATCGCATCGGGAACAGCACCACCGAGCCTTGCTCCTACACTTGCAATTGAACCGAGTACAGGGTGCTCATCAGCATACTCTGTACTTGTCCTTGTAGTTTCCGCTGCTTTTTCTGCATCTCTTTCTCTTTCATACCACTTGTATAATGATTCGGTGTCATAACCTTCCTTTTTCAGATTCTTAAAATTCTTTTCAATTTGTGTACGCTCTTTGTCGGACAACTTGTTAATGTAATTATAATCATCAAGTGTCACCTGATTTTTAATGCTGTCAGTATCGTGTCCTGTACTTGCAAGCATATGCTTGGTATCATCATAGTGTTGTAAAGCATAGTACTTCTGCATTACAGTTTTGAGTATAACATTCTTATCAACTATATCGTCATACTCTTTTTTCTTCTGTTCAGAGAGTTTAGCTCTATTGATGTATGTATCAATTTTATCCTGTTCATCTTCAATATTCCTGCGTCTTGCTTCTTTGTTTTCGTCTGTACCTGTTGTTCCTCTGTCATACAGATTTTCGTATTCTTTGCTCAGTTCTTTTTTGTATTCTTCCAACTCCTTACTTGATGAATTATCATACATATGCTTGTTAAGCCAGTCAAGCTCTTCTGTTGTTGCGTGTATGCGTGCATTTTTCCTCTGTTCGAGCGTAGAGTTTTTGTATTTATCGGTAAACCTCTGTTCTGTCTCTGCCTGTTCTGCAAGTTTTGCGTTTTCAGCTTCTGCGGTTTCAGCGTTCTGTCGGTTTATTTCCGTCTGCTTATTAACCCTGTCGGCAAGCTCGTCATATTCTTTCTGCATTTTCTCGGCTGTTTTGGTGTCACCTGTCGCAACCGCCGCATTATACATGTGTGTAAGTCCTTTAACTCTATCACTCAAAGACTTGTTCGGGTTTTTAATTGCTGCTCTAAAATCCTCTGCGGAGCTGTTTGCCTTATTCCAATTTCCGTTTAAAAAGGATTTTATATCCGAGCTCGTACTTGAAGAAGTATTGTTGCTGTTTTTCTTTCGATTAATGATATTAAACATTTCATTAACAGTCATTTTCGGACTTGTTGTCCCTGTGTCATTGTTACCGGTAGTATCTTCTGTTTCACCGCTGACAATTTTACGGATAGTCATTTCAGAATTGTGCCGAGGTTCAAGATTTCTTCCTATAAAATCTCCGCTTCTTGCTCCCGAATTGCTGAAATTATCCTTGCGGTATTTTTTACTGCTCTGCCTGCCTGTGATTATATCTTTTAATTCGCCCATAGTTTTACTCCTTAATCGTTAAGTGACAGTCCGTATTTTGCCGAGAGGTATGCAACATCTGCCGCACTCAACTGTCCCATATTGTGTCCCTGAATAATACTGCCTCTGATGAACTTCTTATTCTTCTGTTTGTCAAGTCCCATTGTTGTTGCGTAACTGTCGGCAAGTTCGCTGTTATACTTACTTCCGTCACTTGTTATGCCGATTTTCTTGTACAGATAATCCCTTTCGTCATCGTTGATATAGCCCTCACGATACTTTTCATCAATATATGTCTGAGCGTACACGGTGTAATTGACTGCACCGCCTTCTTTATATAACGCTCCGTCCTCTTTGTTGCCCGTGCCCTTTTTAAAATCATTTTTTGTAACGCCCATTGAGGCAAATACAGCATTTGCATTTTCGGTTTTGCCTTTGTTTTTCTCAGCCTTTGCTTTTTCTTTTTCTGCCGCTTTCTGAGCCTTAGTGTAAGCTGTATAAACCGCCTTATTTCTTTCATACTCAATCTTCTGAGCGTTTTCTCTTTCAGCCTGTGCATTTTGTGCAAGCTGATTTGCGCTTACCGTGTCATACAAATAGCGTTGACTGTCTGCTGCTCTTGCTGATGAGAGATTATTTACTGCTCCGTTAAGTTTTGCTGAGTAAACATCATTATTAGCGCTGTCAAGGTTTGTGTCTGCCTGTCTGTCGGTTGAGTACCTGCTTGCAAGAAGATTAAGATAGTTCTTGTAGTCTCCTACCGTGTCACGATTACGGCTGTAATCTGTACCCTCAAGCGTGTTATAGAGGTTAAGCACATTTGCGTTTTTCTCCTGTTTTGCTTGATAGTCCTGTTGTGCAAGTCCTCTAAATGTACTTTCTGCATCGCTTATATTGCCCATACGCTCATTGTAAACCTCGTTTGCGACAGTATCGGCATAGGTAGGATTGTAACCGCCTGAAAGCTGATTAGCTGTGTTACGGCTCGTATCTCGTGCCATAGCGGCATTCTGCGCAAATTCCTTTCTGTACTGCTGATATGCCTTGTCTTGCATCGGGTCATATTCAAATCCTCTGCCTGTCAGATAGTTACTTATAGCGTCATCTAACTTACCGCTGTAAGTGCTTTTATAATCGTCAGCCTGTCCTGTCGCTGTTGATTCTGCACCCGCAAGAGCGGCGGCACTCTGCTTAGTGTCACCGCTCACCGTCTGACTCGGTACTTCATTCATCAGGTCATTATAAATTTTCTCTTCGCTGTTCACGCTCAATGTTCTCACCTCACTTTATTTTCAGCTGACTGTTCAGATAATTGTAATAAGCGTCCGACTGTCTGCGCTGACTGTCAATACTTGACCTTGTGTCGGCACTCAATGTATTGTGTTCATACTGTGCCTCGGCAAGACTTCTGATATCTGAAAGATTACTCTGTGCCGCTGACATTTGTGTCTGCCAGTGAGCCAGTTCGTTTTGAAAGTTACTCATATCAAGGCCTTTGCTTGTGCCGTACTTATTTTCGTAGTAGTTCATAAAGTCGTAATCATCCGTTACGCTGTCCCTGTATCTCTGATATTGCGTGTTATCAAGGTTCTGCAATACACCGATTCTGTTCAGCGTATCTTCCTGCTGTTGCTGATAACTCTTGTAGGCTTCGTTTTTGAGTGTTGGTACCTTACTTGCAAGCTCGTCCATATACTCGCCGAATGCCTTTTGACCAGCCGCCTGTGAATATGTATTGCTGTAACCGCCTGTGTTGCCGGCATAACTTCCCTGCACATTCTCCTGTGTAACCTTGCCCTCACGGGTATATTTTTCTTTTGCTTGCTGATATTCCGTAGAATTTTCGGGTGTCCAGTCAAATTTATTTTTTTGATATTGATTTGCAAGCTCGTCAATTGTACCCTTGTACTTGCTCGTATATCCCTTATTGATTTTGTCGGTGTATGAGTTTGCGTAGTTGTCAGCCTGCTGACGAGCCTGTCTTGTGTCGTAGCTGTCAGCATATGTCGGAGCTGATGAGGCAACACGGTTATAGTTATTAACCGCATTGTCAACATCGCCCGTGCCGTAAACCTTGTATGTATAAGCCATTATTTTTCACTTCCTTTTTGTGACTGTCCGATTGCAGAAAGAAAATCATCTGTTATGTTGTCGCTGTCAATGTTGCTAAGCACGAAAGCCAACTGTTCGTACATATCATTCAGATAATTTCGCATCTCACCTATGTCATTTGTCGAAGGGGGCGGATCAAGTTTAAATGTAGCCACGCTTATCACTTCCTCTACTGTGCTCAATATCAATTCCGTATATTTCGACCTGTCCTGTACCTACAAGTTTAAGGCGCAGATATTCAGCTCTGCGTAAAGCTACGGCGAATACTCTCGGCTTTTTCTCGCTGTACAGCATTTCGCTGACTTTCCGCCATTCGCCGTTGTCCTTGTACTGCACAAACAAGCTGACCTTTGCTCCATTTTCGGCTTTAATACCGATTCGTATCTTGCCGATATTCTTCACGTTTAATTCGCTGTCGTAAAGGTCGCCTGTTTCAGCAGACCACTCAAAGCAATCTTCCTGTTGATACTCATATTTCGTATTGTCAACAAGAAGATTGTCCGCTTTATCAGGACACATAATGTTTTCTTTTGTTTCATCAAGCCAATACAGCACACCGTTGTATGTTGTGCAGTCAATCATCTTTGCGTTATCTTCCTTGTGCCACAAGCCTTTGTCAGTGTCGTACACAAGAAGCTCTTGTTCTCCGTCATCTCTTTCGGCAGATATGTAGTATTTATTTCCGTGTCTGCCGCCGACTGCGTTCTTATAAGTATGTCCCCACAAAGATTCTTCGCTGATGAGTGCCGGCAAACTACCGCTCTGATAAGCATACACACCGTTATGGCCAAGATAAAACAAAGTTGAGTTAATGTTTACAAGACTTTTTTCGCTTCCAATCTCAACACCGGGAACATTGTATTCTGCAAGGGTAAAATTACTCGGTTTTGTCCCGTAGATTTTTAATGCGTAGTTTTCTTTGAAGAAAATAACGCTGTCGCCTCGTGTTGCAATCCCTGTAAACTTTCCTTCTTTACCGCAGGTCATAGCCCAGCTGTCTGTACTGATTCCGTCACTGTATGCCTGCCAGTTACGCTCATCGCCTTGTTTACAACAATAAATTTCGTTTTTGTCTGAGGAGCAACACCACAAGCGGTTTTGCATTTCAACAATTTTCCCCTCATCAAAATCGGGTGAGATTCTTTCAACTGTGACCGTACCTGTGTACGGCACGCTTGATTCCAATTCGCACTTGATTACAAGCTCATTTTTAGAAACGTAATAAACCTTGAAAGTTTTCCCGTTAAGGTTTTCTACATAAGTCTTATCGGCGTAGCTTTCAGCATCTGTGCTGACAAGAGAGTCAGTTAATCCGCTGATTTTAACAAAATCTCCAACTTCAATATGCAATCCAATGTTTTTGGCTCTTATTGTCGTATAATTAAACTTTTGAGATAACTTTTTGAAATTCAAAAGCCTATTCTTTTTAAATGTACTGTCCTTCTTTTCAATTCCGATAACAGAATAAAAGTTGTTATAACTCTCAATTACCGTGCCTATCTTAATATCATTTAAGCTGAATATATCAACCATGTCTTTATTACTTGTCAACTGATATTTGGTGTCAGTTAAATCGTTGTTGGTATATAAAGTTACGAACGGTCGATAATTCTTGTTCGCACTTGCGTCATAATATGACCGTGTAATTGAACATAACAAATATGCGTAATCATATGTCGAGGCATCAAGTTGCCAATTACTCTTTTGTTCTATATGTGTGCTCAAATCTTCGTTTCGGCAGTCAATCATAGTCACCTTTTTGTCGCTCATATTAATTGATAATTTCTCGGGGAATACTACGACCTTGTTGCCGTATAAAACAATATGATGTTGCTTTGTTTGGTCAATCTCATCAATCTTTGTAACCTCTGAACCGATATGCAGATTCTTGTCCGAGTCAATATAAATAAGCCCTGAGTTAGCCGACAAAAGATTTGAGATGATTTTGATTTTGTCATCCGAAGTAATTCGGGAACGGTTTGCTCTCGGTGCAAGCTGTGGGTATTTATCAGAAGTCATATTTTTTAAATCCTTGAACTCTGTGTAAATACTGCTTGATGAGCTTGAAACCCTTGAAAAGCCTGTGTTCGGACTCCTGTTTAATCCTCTGAACACACTGATACTCGTTGTGTCTCTCCTCGGTATTCTTAATTCGGGTAGCATATTGTCACCTCTTAACCAATGTGAAAGTTATATCGTTTCTTTTGCGGGTGCGTTCTGAACCAAAACACTCCAAAATCCTGCCTCAGCTGATTATATACGCTCATATCAACGGAATATCTTTCAGCCTCTTCGTAGTCCCTGTCAATCTGTGCCGCACAATAAACCTCGTACATTCTGTCATACGGCGCAGGTGCAAGCAGTTCAAAGTCACGGTCCGTATCAATCAGATAGTTTCCGTATGTTCCAACAATGCAATTATCACCTTCACGATTACTTATTACATTGCTGATAATTTCCATTTCTACCTCATTAATATAACTTATAATGTCCTCATCGGACACATCATATCCGCTTTTAAGTTTTTGCACTCTTTCGATCACCTTGTCAAGTGTCATATAATCACCTCTCTAATATCTGTGTACGCAAAAACGCAAAAAGGCGGAAGCTACCGCCCCCGCCCTTCTGCGAATTTTGTGTAAGGAGTACAATTTATTCCTTGTTATTGAATTAGATTCTGCCCTCGGCAATTGCCTGCTGGGCAATCTCGGCAGCCTTATCCTGCACGCCCAGAGCAAATTCAGCCTGCTTAATTGAGTTGTCAATAATCTCCGCAACCTTGCGGGGAATGTTCGTTTTAACACCTCTCGGCACGGTGTACTGCACACCGTTGATATTGACCTCAATATTCTTGTTTGACTTCATTGAACCTGTAGGAGCGATGTACTCAACAAGTTCTTCACTTTCCTTGTTTGCCTTTTCAATCAGCTTTGCAAGTTCCTTGTCCTGCTTGATTTTTTCCGCCTTGCGGTCGATCGGCATACTCTTCTTGATTTCCTGAAGTTCATCATACATTCCAAGAAGCTTATCAAGCTGAGATTTTTCAATTGTTACGGTATCGGCAGTAGTTTCCGCTGCCGATACTTCTGTATTTTCTGCCGTCTCTGCGGCTTTCTTTGTTGTTGCCATAGGTTATACCTCCCAATCACGCTACAGCCGGAGAAGCTGTCTGTGCTACGGTGTTGAGTGTTGAAGCTGTTTCAATTCTCACCATTCTTGTCTGACCGATAATGCCGACGCCGTGAGTTGTTTTCCAACCCTGAGTCGCTCTCTGGTCGAGTGGGTCAGATGTACCGCCTGAGCCAAAGCCCTTAACGATTGTCTGAGTGCCTTCGCCCTCAATCTCAACGGTAACATATGCGTCCTTACCGAACACAAGCGTTGAATACACATCAATCTCGCTTGCGCCCGCACCCTTGAACACTTTCGCAAAGTTCGACTGTACAAACTTAACATTACCGATTGTACCGATTTCCCCTTTGAAAATCTTGTCTGCGTGAGCATACTTAACTACGCTGATGAAATCCTTGTTACTGATGATGTCGTACTTAACATTCGGGTGTACAACAGCGACATAGTTCTCACCGATAGGCTCAGCGTTCTGACATTCGAGATAGTTCAGCGCTCTGAAAATGGTGTCAATAGTGAGCTTACTGTTGGGCGTAATCGCCGCACGGCTTGCAACCTCTGTAACCGTACCGTCAGAGCCTACAGCCGGTGCATAGATTACGCTTGTACCGGCATTAAGAGCCTCACGGTCAATCTCTTCAATTGAGCGTCCTGCCTGTGAAGCAAGCTCCTCACTGTCCTTGGTCATAACATCATCACGGCTACAGAAACTTGCCCAGTCTGTGATAGGTGTATATGCGCCGTACTGATTCACGGCAATCTCAACATAATAGAAGCTCATCTGATTACCAACGGGAGTAACACCTTCCTGCAACGGTGTTGTTACTGTCGGATACGGTGAAAGACCTCTCTTGTTGTAGATGTTACCCGACTGTTTCGGGATTACATCATGCTCGCCGAACTGACCGTGAACGCATTTCGCTTTCAGGTTGCGGAGGAATACTTTGTGATAATATGTAGCTTTTTCGGGAGTCCAATCATTTCCCGAGGTTGATGTTGTGTTGCCGTAAGCATTGTAAACATAGCCGTTTGACTTGTTCACACCGCCTGCGTCAACCGTATTATCGTGAATGTTGATAATAAGCTTAATAATCTTGCTTTTCATTGTCGTACCTTCCTTTTTTCGGCAAGGCATTAGAGGTGTGCCTCGCCTCGTCTTACTTTCTCGTAAAAGGCATCAAATTCAGCGTCAGACATATCTTCCACGCTCTTTCTCTGCGTGGTTGTACCGCTTTTCTTGACCGCATTTTCGGTTGGTCTCCTTGCGCCACTCTGAATTGACTGTGCCGCCGCACTGATTGCGGCAGAGCTTGAACGCTTTACAAGGTCTTTCTGCAATTCATCAAAATGCGCCATTTTGTACGCAGTAGTCAAATCATAAATTTCATCATTACGACCTGTCTTTTCGTTCTGCTCATTTCTCTGTTGAGCAATAAAGTCAAGAGCTGTTCTGAATGACGAATTTTGAAATTCCTCTTCAAGGTTGAAGTTTGGAAATTCCTTCTGCGTTTCCGCTGCAATTGACCTTAAATGCGTGTCAAGCTCTCTTGCGGCTTTTTCTCTTCGGAGGGTTTCAAGCTCTTCTTCCTGTGCATTTGTTTTCTGCTGCTTGAAAAAGTCGTTGCGTGCCTCTTCTGTCGTTACTCCTGCGGCAAGAGCCTTTTCTGCGAACAAATCCTTATCCTCTGTTACGGCTTTGAGAAGACCGTCAAGGTCATCGGGCTGTACATTGTATTTGTTTGCAATAAGAGCGAAAATCTGATTGCCGGTATTTTCTTTTTTCTGCATATCTGAAATCTGCTTGTTTTTGGTTGACATTCTGTCCTTAAACAAAGACTGCGCTCTGTTCTGATACACATTTTTGAATTTACCTTTAATCAGCTTTTCAAACTCTTCTTCTAAGTTTTCTTCGTCGTCTGTGTCTGTGCTGTTGTTTTCGCCTTCTGCGTTATTATTCTGATTCTGATTGCCGTTGCCGAAAGCCTTATTGTAATCGTCGATAAGGTCGTCACCTATGCCGATTCTCTCAGCTCTCTCTCTTGTTTCGCGGCTTATGTTGTTTTCGGTGCTTGTGGCATCACCGCTCTCACCGTTTCCGCCTCCGCCGTCAGCTGCGCCTGCTGTGTCGCCGTCATGCAGATTTACGATAAGATCTATAAATTTGTCGTTCATAAGAACCTCCGTCTCGCGTCTATCCGCGGTGTCTCTCTCGTCTTTCCGAGGTGTCAGGTCTTAATGCAGTTCCACTACTGCGACCTTATATTTTAATTATATCAACCTTAATTTTTCAAAAAAAGTTAAAACTCTTGTTGATTTTAAACTTTATTTCGGGTTGCCGTCATCATAGTTTAAATCTATTTCATCGGGATAATTCTTGGCGTAGAGTTCAAGTCCCGTCCATAGTGCTTTTATGCCATTGCGTACTTCGGCATCTGAGCTGACAATATAAAACTCTGATTCTGTGTGACCTTGCTCATACTTTTCGTTGACTATCGTCACATTGTTTTCGTCCTGCATTTCACGCACATACTGCAAAAATGTAGAACATAACGCACTCACGGCAACACACACATCATGTGAGCCGTGTCCTTTGCTTTCAAAATATATCAGATTTCCGCAGTCAATCAATGTTATTTCAATCACATTGTTACCTCGCTTTCTGTCTGTGGCGGTGTCTGCTGTGCGGTCTGTGCGTTTTCGCTCGGCATAGCATTCTGCACATCTGCCGCTGTTCTGCTTGCATTCATTGCTTCAAGCATTTGCACTTTGTTTGAAAGTTCCTGTACAGCCTGTGACAAGGTCTGATTCTGCTTGATTTTTTCAATCAGTTTTTCTTTGCCCTCAAAGGTCATGCCGTCAAGCATTACAAGCGTAGCGTCTGCCGCCTGCGGATTGAAAGCACCCATCTTGAACAGATTCATCATCATTTCGTTTTGTGCGGCAGTCGCAAACGGACTTGCCTTTTGCGCCTTCACGTCAATATCGAAAATCGGCAGTCGTTCAAGTATGTTGCCGTCCTCGTCGGTATAATTTACCGTCTGACCGTCTGTGTCTGTATATGTCAACGGCTGTTTTCTGAGGTCTGTATTGTCAAACTCCTCATAGGTTGTCTGATTATTTTCACCTGTGATTCTAAAAATTCTTGGCAAATTATAAAACTGCCTCATCAGTTCAATTTCTAACTCGGCAACCTCTGTAATTGTTTCTTGCGCCAACTTATTTGAGTCACGGCTTACCTTTCCGCCTGCCTCCTGCAATGCCGCAATTGCCGAACCGCTTGTAACACCTGCCGCACTTGCTCCGTTGCTTGCGTCATTCGTAGCAGAGGTTTCTTTGATTTCATTCGACAATCTGTCGTACAAGCTCCATGCTCCTGAGGCAAGCTCCTTTGATTCGACGGGAGCAATGTTACCCTGCAACTGTCCGTTGACCTCAATTACCGTTTTGTCAAGGTCGGTCATATCATCATTGTTCACTCCGACAGCTGTATTTGAGTAAATTCTCGGCTGTGAATTGACTTTGATATTCACCAGCATATCGTGTTTAAGTTCATCAAGCTGATTTTGCGGTGCTCTGACTACATCCATAAATCCGAAGCCCACGGGAGTATCCCGCAGTCTGAACATCGGTTCAAGCACAAACGGATATTTTCCGTGGTTGTAAATCGGCTTGCCCTCGTTTTCCGAAGAGTAGAGAATGTGTTCACCGACGAATTTACAGAGGTGCAGTTCGCCGTTCTTTTTGTAGTACCAGTCAAGTAAGATGACTTTATCATTGGATTTATTACTGTTGTCGTAGGTTTCGTGTTCCACAAGTCCGAGAGAGGCAGTCGAAACGCTTTCAAGTTCAGGATATACCTTTCTGATTCCTTCCTCGTCATAATAGCGAGCAAAGAATACATTCGCACTGTCCTGTATGTTTTCAATGTGCGGTTCCCAAAAGAGATTCAAAATGTCAACTCGGCTGATAGCAATGTCACCAAGTCCGTTTTCCGCTGTCTTGTCCCATAACACGGCATAACAACCGCAACCGCCTACGAACTTATCAAGCTGTTCATCAGAGTAGGTCCTTATAAATCCGTTGCGTTTGTGTATGCACGGTATTACGCTGTTGAGTGTCTTTGCAGCCTGTTCATCGTCCTGTGCTCTCGGCAGACAAATGATTTCGGGGTAGTTATCCATAGCGTCAGCATGCTTGTTCATTATGACATTGAGTGCCTGAGCTCCTTTGCGTTTCGGTACAAGCACCTTTCGAGGCCTGCCGTTATCGTCAGTTTTAATCTGCGGTGCAGTAGCCTCTGTATAGAGCAGATTATATTCTTTGAAAGCCTGCTTAAACCTTTCATCATACTGCTTTTTGCTGTTCTGATATTTGCGGAAGGTCTGCATGGCCTCGTGTATTTCGTCAAGTCCGATAGGATTGCCGCTGCTCTCGTTCTCTTTTTCTGCCTGTTCGGCTGATTTCGGCTCTTCATCAGTCGTCTTATCGCCTTTGCCGTAAACATTGCTCAGCTTTGATTTCTCCGAGGCCAGAGCTGGATATGTAGTTTTTATCGGCATAATCATTCCGTTTTCATCTCGTTTTACTTCACTCATTTTGGTAATCTCCTATCTGTTGTAATATCGTGTCTGACTTAAATTCAGCGGATCAAATGCCCTTGCATTTCTCAGTACAACTTCTTTTGGTGTAATTATCGAGGTCATAAAGCCGTATCGCTGTTCGTCATAAATATGATCTTCACCCTCAGTGTCAATATCTTCGGTGTCAATCTGTGAATACACAAGGTTCGGAATTGTTCTGATGAAGTTAGTGCAAGTGTTGAAACACTGAAACATCGGATAGCCTTCCTCATCGAATGCAAGCCGTGAATGAAACTGCATTTTTCCGGAAATTCTCGCATTGTCACCCTTGTTCCAAAACACACCCAACTGTGCATGCGTTGCGGCTTGACTTTTTCCGCTGCCCTGTTCTGCAAAGATAGCCGGATCCGCCACACCGTATATCTGTCTGCCCTTAATTTGAGGGTCATTATTTTCAATCGCAAGTATTTCCTGTGCCACTTTTTCGATTGGCCAGCGTACACCTGTATTCGGCTGATTCTTCTTGCAGCCGTATAATTCTCTGATTCGGTAAAATCTGCCGTCTTGGTCAACGGCAGTCCAACCGACTGAAAACGGTCTTGTATAGCCCCAGTCGTATGATCTGATAATTCGCCAACTTTGCGGAATTTTGAATGGTTCAATCACATGAGTCCACCGTCTGTCCTTGTAATGCTCTCTATTGTCTATCCATTCGGTGAAAACCTGTCCCTCAAAACTATCCCACGAGCCGTAGAGCAAGGCATTACGCTCCGCTTCGGGCAACTGTGCTAGTCGCTTGACATAATCGGGGTCGTTATTCATCAAAGCATTGTTGTCAAACACGCTTGCCGTGATAAAGACTTTACTGGTCCAATAGTTTTTGGTCGTGCCGTCAGGCATAATTACTTTGTCACTGAGCCATATAGTTTCGCCCGGAGTTCCGGCAGTTACAAAATACTGCTTAACCCAGCCGTGGCCAACACCGCCGGGGTTAGCGGTTGACCGCATATACACCTTCGTTGCCTTGCAGTTGCCACGATTTCGGGATTTTAGATAACTGTATTCGTCAAATGTAAACTGCGTTAATTCGTCAAAGCCGATAAAATCGTACTGTTGACCTTGGTACTTATATTTTTCATTCGTGCGAAATAAAGAGCCGAGCTTAATTTGTGCGTCGCTTGAAAAGGTCCACACTCTTGTTGTGGCATTATACCTTGCCCCCCTATCTATTGACGGATAAATTGCCCTTGTTTGGTCAATAATTCGCGCAAGGTCAGGCACAGCCCTACGGAGTATCAACCCTCTGTATTCGGGTATATTCACCTGTCGAGCCGCCTCGACCACAAGATAATCGGTCTTACCGCCACCGGCAGCACCGCCGTATAACATCTCATCTTCGCCACGACTTAACGCAATTTTCTGTTTCGGCTGAGGAGTCCATATGACTTTCTTACTCAAGGCTTTCACCGTCCTGCTCGTCATCTTCGGGCGGTCGCATTACTTCCTGCATCGGGATTTCGATAATGCCGAGAGCGTTCTCCTCGTCCTGTTTCGTCGTATAATCTGCGAGTATGTCACGAACATTGAGCAGACTCTTTGAAATCTGCGCTGCACGCTTTGTGTTTACAAGTGTCTTGCGTTTAGCATAATCGTAGCTGTATTCTTCTTCCGCTGTTGCGGTTTTCTCATCTTCGCTTTTTTCGGCTTTAACCGTTACTTTCTTCTTGATGAGCTCCTCGTCCTTGTCAAGCTCATTAACAGCTCTGTTCAACTTTGTGATAAGTTTTGAGGCAACGGCCACAACTCTGTCAATCTCTCTGACGGTTTTCTTCACTTTCTCTGTGTTGATTTTCTCTGCTATTTTGTTTGCGGTTTCACTCTGATTCTGCCGCCTCAGCTCCTGCCAGCGTTCTTTCCCCGACCTTTTTCGGATTGCATACACGCTCACTCCGTGCTTTTCGGCAAGTTTTGAAGCGGACATTGTGCCGCTGATATATTCAGCTTTAATTTGCACCCAGTCAATCACTTTTTGCTCATTTAATTCTGTCTGCTGTCCTATCAAGTCTTTTTTTTGACTCATAAACTCACCGCCTTTTTGTACATGTTTCGTGTCTTAATTTTAGCTTTTTTCTTTCACGCAAAAAAGTTAAAACTTTAATACCAAATTTGTACACTTTTTTCCGAGGGTAATATTGGTATGCAAAAACACGGTTTCACCGAAAGGCAAAACCGTGACAGAAGTAAAATTTTTGAATTGATTTAAAATTTTTGCATATTATGTTTTTAAAAGATTGATGTTTTACAAATCTTTGCTGATTGTCTGAGCCAGCGGACAGCCTCGCCAACAATAGCTACCGCAAAAATCGTTGAAGTGATTTTCCTTATCCTGCGGTGAATCAAAAAACAGCGTTGTACTCTTGCTCTTGTACACCGCCCCGAAACAGCAGATCTTACTTTGGCTGTCATAAGAATAGAACGGACATTTGGCTTTGTTTTCTTTCAAATTTATCTCTCCTTTGATTTTGTATCTATTCCGCTGCATACTTCATTTTTGTGCAACCCCAAAAGACCGTACATCGCACGGTCTGAATTTACCATTTTTTACCATTTCCGCCTCTGCGTAATCGGCAAAAAACAAAAATACCACTTTGCTCCGCCGATATCCGAGTAGTTCATTGAGTAATCGTCCTCAATGAGATAATGCCCCTCGGGCGGTTCAATCATTTCTCCACGCTCTAAGGCTCTGATTTCTTTTCTTTTTGCCTTTCGTGTGACTGATTCGGGCTTTGTAAGATTGCGACTTGTCATCATCCGCTTTTGAGCGGCATCAACATCTTCTTTGCCGGTCAAGTCTTTGGTTATGTATTCCGCCAACTTTTTAAAATTCTCGTTCTTATATAGCGGAGTAAAGTTCTGACCGTTTTCATAGGGCCATTGTTCAGACAGCAGTTCCCTGTCCTCTTTGCTGACGATAATGTGGATATGCCAATTCTTACCCGACTTACCGCACTCAATAAACGCTATGTACTTTAATCGGCCCTTGCCCTGCTTTTTCAGGCGGTAATTTATTCTGTAAAGCCATTTACCTACCTCTTTGCGGAACTCTTCTTCTGTTTCATATGTTCCGTATGGCGCAGAAAAGCGACAAAAGAAATCACCGCTCCCAAAGTTTGCATTTATGAGCCTCTGCATATGCTTGACTGCACGGAGCTTGTTTGCTTTTCTCATCTTGGCCGAGCTTAAAGAATTATTTGATTTCCTTCCGCCGTAGTTTTTTCCGATTTTTCGGATTGATTGATAGTATTCAACCTCAATCATATCTCCGCTTTTGATTGTTCTTCGATATGTGTACATAGCATAACCTTTTATTATAGTATATTTTTCCTGTTTTCCCGACTTAAATAATCATTTGAGCAGGATATTAAAGGAGCATTTCAGCTCCCTCAATTATGACTGATTATTATTCTGCTTTAGAATTTTAATGCTGACAGATATAACTAAGCAGTAGCCCAATCTGACCACTTGAGCTACTGCTTTTTTGCAAACCTTACTACTCTGCAATTGTGTGTTCTTATTTTATTGCAATATGTCGAGCCGTTGCCTCGGCTCTTCTTATAACAGCTAAAATCAAAAAAAGAAGTCATTGCTTTTTGATTTTAATTTTTGAATATGGAAATTGTTTGATTTCTTGATTAAAAAATTGGATTTTGCGTGTAGCAAGGGTGTTGCCTTGATTATTCTTCTGACGGATCTGACGCTCTTACCGTGTCAGCCGTCTTATCGGGCTGAGATTCAGTCCTCTTAATAGGTTCTTCATACACCGAGAGCTTACCTGCCATAAGTGCGTTGACCTCAGCCAGCTTTGTGATATTTTCATTCAACACTCGGTTGTACCTCATTTCTTCCTCTCTTGTACACAAAAGATTCCCCATGTTGTCCTCGAGCATCTGATTTTCTGCTCTTAATCTTCTGTTTTCTGCTCTGAGCTTTTTACAGCCTTTTTCAGCCTTGAGTAATTTAAGCTGGAGATAATCAATCTGCATAAGCACTGCCGCAAAACACTCATGTGAACGCTCGTGTGCGGATTCTTTTAAGTTTTCAATCTGACTGTTTAAAAATTCTTTATCTTCTCGTCTCATATGTAGTCACCTTTCATTTTTAGCAGTAAAACACAGGCAAGGATAATCCCTGCTTCTGCTTGCACAAAACTTGTACCCTCGGCATTCCCTACAAGAGCGGCAGTTCAATGTCTCTTTCGTTTCGGTACTTACTTTTGATTTTGCCCATTCCGACGAGTGCTGTATATTCGCCGTAACTGTATGATGTTCCGTGTTGTTCATTGTATTTCATTAGCTCCTCACAAATAAGATCAATGTTATCCTTCTTCCTCTTTGTCCTCGGCTTCGGGTTCAGATTCGGATTCACAGCCTTCTCCCAATGCAGCTTTCTTGCTGTTGATGGCTGCTCTGATAACTGCCTCGAGCTTTGCTTTTTCTTCTTCGCTAATTTTGATTTCTTGGTCATATCCATATTTCCTTTCGTATTTTCTTCCGTCTGCAAAGCCGTTCGTATAGCTCTTATTGCAACGCTTATTAGTGATGTCCCAGTTTTGATTGATTGTTCGACATTGCTTTTGATTCTCTTTCAAAAGGCGGTCGTTTTCTTCCTTCTCAACTTTATAAAGGTCACGATAAAAGTTAATGTTTTCCCTCATCCAAATAAGCGTTAAAATAAACGCTACTATAAGGATTAAAAACACAATAAGCATTGTTGTTCCTGCTGACATTATTTTTTTACCTTCATTTCCCAATCCTTTTTCATAGCCTTGCGTTTCTTCGGGCAATCCTTCCAATTGCGATTTTTTCGTTTCCAACGGAAAGAAAAAATCTTATAGCGTAAGCCTTTATATTTGATGCCGTGATACATTATTTTTACACCTCTTTACTTATAAAATCCGTGGCACGATATAGCGTCACGTAATCCCCCTCAAGGTCATCATCGTAATACTGTGCTGTCTCGTCGCTCATTGCTTTAATTATCACGGCGTAGTAATCTTCTTCCCATTCTTTCGCCGCTTCAATTATTTCGTCGAGCGTAAACTTGCCTTTGGCTTTTCTGAGCTTCAAATGCCAGCGTCCCTCGGCATCATATCCACTTTCAACTGTTGTCCCTTTTTTCATTATTTTCACTCTCCGTTTCATCTGACCAGTCAAAAGCCTGTCCGCAGCGCCAGCAAAATTCAGGTCTGCCCTCTTTGATGAGGGCGTTGCAAATGGGGCATTGATAGTCAGTCCATTGCCATTCTTTGTACTCGGGTATCGGCACCTGATCTTGCCAATTCTGGTGGTTATAATTATGTTCAAACGCTTTTACTCTGCTCTTTTTATTGCTACTTGTGCGTATCACTTCTTTAAGTTTTTTTGCCACTTGCTTTTCAAAAGCATGGACGGCAAGTTTAAGAGCGGTAAATATATTGGAATTGCTCAAATTTTTTAGTGTATCTTCAATGTTTGTTTCTTCGCCGATTTTATTCAACACTTCAATTGCTTTTTCGGCAGTCATATCCTGTACGGCTCTTTCGGCTTGATAGCAATATGTTCTTCTGTTCCACAGTTTCGGGGCATTTTCGGGAGTGTCAAATATTGTAAACAAAGTTTTACACCTTTTACATTTGACTCTCATTTCGTTATGTCCTTCATGAAACCCCAGTACAAAATCTTCGCTACCGCAGAACGGGTAAGGTTTAAGTTTTACTTCTGTCATTGCCTTTGTCATTGTCTTTCTCCTCAAGTAACAGCCGGCACATTTTAACAATTTGGTCTTTTAGCTCCATATTTCCGGTTGCAAGCATTTCTAATCTCAGTATGTGAGATTCTATGTAGGGTGTGGTTGGATCATCAATAGGATTAGGTGCATAAGCTCCTTTCTCCATAATCTTACATTGAGCGCAAAATTTTTGATTGTTTTTTTCAGGAAAGAACTTTTTGCACAATTCGATTATTGTGTCGTATAACACTGCGTTTTCGTCTGAAATCACATTGATTTCACGGCTCAATGATACAAGCATAGAATGACGAGTAGATTGAGTAATGTACCCTGTATTCTCTTCCTCATTTTTTGCCATTATTTTTTCACCTCTTAAAAATCATCTCAGACATCTGCACCTGTCTGAGATAATGGTAATATTCAGAAAAGTAGGTATAGGTATAAAATGAGATATATATAATCTCGCTGTGCAGAGCGTGATTAACTTATTTAGTTTATTTTACTTCACCTGTTGTAAAAATCGGATGTGTGCCGTCACGGAGTTGAATTTCTTCATCACTCATCACATAGCCGAGTTTGCAGAGTAAGGCATAAAATTTGTTTAATTCCGGGTTGTTTTTTCGGCTGAATGTCTTGTCCGAATAATTTACACTGATATAATCGAACGAACCGTAAATCCTCTGGCTCAAAGCGTATGCCGTCGCCATTAGCATTCTGCCGCTGTCATTGTTCCAATGTTCGTTGATGTAGCTATCTATGTTTTCATCATCTTCAAAGTCGTGTTCGATAATTTCTTCAAAACGATATTTTTTGTTACTGGCTCCTGCCGCCACTTGGGCTACAATAAACTTCACAAGCTCCTGCTTCTTGTTGCTGTCATTGAAATTCGTATTAAGCATAAAGTCTCTTCTGAGGGCCTCACAGCGTTCGTCTATTTCTTCCGCCTGTTCAACAAGCTCGTCCCATCTCTGCTCTTCAAGCTTTCGCTTTTCTTCTTCGGCATCGTTCTTTTCCTGCTTTTCTAATGCTTCTGCGTAAATGTAGATGTTTGAGCCGTAACCAAAATAAAAATATCTTTTCCTGCCGTCCGCAAAGTCTTTACCAATCAAATCTTTGAACGCAAAAAATCCCGTATATTCGTAATTGCTTGGAATTTCGTCATGTTTCTGCGCTTTAATCATTCCATGTTCAAGACAGAGCTTTTCAATTTTTTCTTTTTCTTCATCTGTTTTCTGCTTTTGCACGGCTGAATAAAGTCGATTATCAAAGTTATTAGTACCGATTGATTTAAGTAATTCATTCCTTACATCAATATTCTTAATCTGATTCAGACGCTCGTAGTCTGCCAATGTGGGTTGTCTGAGCTGGCTGTCCTTGAAGGATTCTTCATCAAGTTCTGCAAGTTTGAGTCTCCTTCTTACGGTGCTTTCTTTAAAGCCTGTTTTCTCTACCACCTCGGCAACGCTGTCCCCGAGGTCAATCAACATCTGAAATCCTTTTGCCTGCTCATAAACTGTCAAATCTGACCGCTGCATATTTTCAGTCAACATTGTAGATAACTGTTCCTTTTCAGTCATCTCGACAACAGCGCACGGAAGTTCAGTTAATCCTGCCTGCTTTGCCGCTGCTAATCTTCTGTGTCCGATAATTACGGTAAACTCCGTCCAATCGTCATTCATCGGCACAACCGTGAGGTTTTGGAGAATACCGTTTGCCTTAATGCTTTCGGCAAGTTCGTCAATATCCCCGAGAACCTTACGAGGGTTGTCGGGATGTGGATGAAGTTTTTCGATTGCAATCGTAGTCAATGTCGGTTTTCTTTCCATTACTTTTCACGCTTCTTTCTTTCGGCAATAACATGCAAGCCTTTGAAACAATCATCACATAGATGTATTTTTATTTTTCTCTTGCATTCAAAAGGAATTGCAATCCCGATAAGGCCAAGGCAATCAGCATCAAACCCTAAATAGAATTCCCTCATGTTAACTGTGTACGGATCTGTGATAACTTTGTTACAGCTATCACACTTATAGACTCTCATTTTCATTTACTTCCATTCTCCTTACAATCAAATAGCCGATACTCCGACACACTCAAAGCCCTGTGTCAGATTTTCCGTTTTGAGCCTCTCAATTTCGGCTCTGAGTTCGTTGTTCTCCGCTTTGAGTCGGTCAATAATTCCGAGCTGGATAGCTTCAACATTTTCTGAGTCATCAATTCTTTCATTAAGTCTGTTGATGTCTTGTTCCTGCTTAGCACAATTAGCTTTGTACTCTCCCTTGCTCTTCCAATTTCTGAAAATCATTTTTTACTCCTTATAGCTTGCACAAATATAATCCTCTGCTGTTTCTTCAATTTCGATATGCCCTTTATCTGCGAGACTTTCTTCAATCAGTTTCAAATCAAACGGCAAAGGCAAATTGTTCTTTTCACAAAGTTCATTAAAGCCATTGAAAGCTCTAACAATTCTGTCTCTTAAATATCTGACATCGTTATGTGCGTCAATAAGTTCAATTTTTGTTGAAGCTAATCTTACTTGCACATCTTCAAGCTGTCTCTTGCAACGCTTGTATTTCTTTCTTGATACAAAAATCATTTTTCGACACTCTCCTTTACAACTTTTTTCCCTGTTCTCACACCGTAATGTTTCTTCATTGATTCAAGCTCGCCCTTTGCGTTACCGTCTTTAACCGGCAACTGCTGTCTTGCCTTCGTAGGATAGTCATCGCCTGTCAATTGTTCCCACATCTCTCTGCGGTTGTCTTTAAGGCAAGTGTTGAGATACGACATAACAACCTGCTCAAACGGTACTTTACTGCCGAACCTGTCAATAAGCTCATCAACAATCTTATTCATATGCCGTCTTGCGTAATCTTTCGGCTTTTTGTATGCTCTGACCGAGTTCCACAGCTTGATATGTACATTCTCATGTGTCAGCTCATCAATTGCTTTTGCCTGCAACTCGCACAGCTTAACGAGGTCAACCTCATCTTTACCGTACTCCTTGCAAACTTCCGAAAGCGTTACACTTGCACTCCTTACAGAGTCAATCTGCTGTTCCTGCTGTACGAGCAAATGCTCCGTTTTGAGTTTGAGTTCCCTGTACTCCTGAAAAAATTTTAATTTGTAGGCGGCAGTGTATTTTTCGCTGAGCAAACCAACCTTGCACATAGAATAGGCATTAGCAAGTTCCAGTACCAATAACCTATCAAATAACTTTAGTGATACAACCTCAAGATGATTAACCTCTCCGTCAATCCACCTTTTGGCCATGTCATTTAGTTCGTCAAGTGTTTTGTCATTCATTCATCACACACCACCCTTGCCTTGAAAAGGTTCTGAATAGGTATGCCAAATTTGTTGGCAAGCCTCGACAGCTCTTCCACCGTAAAAGTGCCCGGATCTTTAATTCTTTTTCTGTAGGTGCCCTCAGAGCAATGTGCTACAAGAGCCTGTCCTTCACGGTCAATACTTCTGATTTCTGCCTCATACTGTATATTGGCAATCAGCTGTCTTTTCATTTGGTCCTCGGGCTTAGCTAATTTTCTCGGCATTTTCTTCTCACCCTTTCGTTATTTAGTCCTGTAATATGGTATCGACTTTTGCTTTAGTAGCTTTCATAAACTTGCGAAAAAATTTCACTCGGATGATATGCAGGCATCATATTTATCCTATTCGGACAATTCTCCTCGGGGTCTGCAACACCTTCTTCAATTTCAAGCAAAACTTTTTCAGCACCATCTCGTTTTAACTCGTTAAGCTGACCGATTAGGTCATCAATCCTTACTGTAATTCGGCTCACTTTCTCACCTCGAGCACACAACGAAAATCCTTGTCTGCATCAAGGTCAACATGCGCAGGGATTTTGTGCCTTGGGTTACCCTCTACAATAGACAAATGCACCGTTTCGTGTCCGCTTGCCTTGATTTCTTCGAGTTTACTGATTAAAGTATCAATTTTCACTTTAATCATCTTCATTGCTATCACCCCCGTTGTCAAACATTCCGAGTTTGTCGCCCAATGCAATAATAGCTTCAACAACCATTGCTAACTCGTTGCCTTTAATATCGCACATACGATAGCTGACCTTGATAGTTTCTTCTTCGTTGTCGATTTCATCAAAGCCAACAACTACACCTTTATTTAAGGTTTCTATTTCGCCGTTATCGTAATTAACAACAATACTTGTGATGTTACGATTATCCATTCTCTCACTCCCCCTTGTCAGTCTTTGCATTCAAATACACAGCCGTAGTCGCTGAGCATAATGCGAGCCGGAATGCCTTCTTCGGGTTCGGCTTCTTCAATTATGAGGTCGGCACATTCGTAGCCGTCCTTTTGCAACATTTGAAGCTCTTTGATGAGGTCTTTAATTCTTACTCTGATTTCATTCATAATGATAATGATTCTCCCTACTTTTATTTCCCTGTCTGTCTTGACCGTTATGTTATAATCAAACCGAAAGGTGGTTTAATTATGGAATTTTATCAATTTGACAAACCGACAGAAAATATATTCAGATTTATATGCGAAAATCCTAAAGCAAATCTTTTAAAGCTCGAAAGCCTGCACGATGATTTTTTTAAGCCCACGAAAAAGAGATCCGATTCCGATAACATAAAATACTATGGAGATTATGCAAAAACATGTACGGACTATCTTCTTGAATGTGGTTTGATTTACTCTAAGGAAGAAAGAATATATACATACTTCTATCCGTCTGCTAAAGGAATTGCATATGCAAAGTTCAGAAGAAAAAACTGGATACTGCATTATTTACCTTACTTTGCTTCTGTCACTTCACTTATCATTTCCCTTATTGCCCTTTTTAGATAAGTCTGCTACATTATTCCGTTTGGCGGCAATCCGTCTGTATCGGGATTATAGATACAAACTATCCCGCCCCCTCTCTCCTTCTCAAACTCAGCAATAAATTTCCCGAAATGTTTCATAAACATAACAGCGTCGGTCTTGTCCTCAAAATTTCCGACCAATAATTTTGCGGAAGGGGCAAACCACAATTTATAGGGAACTTTCTCTCCGATTCTTTCGGTGCAGTCAAGTGAATCCAGTACATCCTTTGTGGCGGTTTCTGTTATCTTGTAAACTTCTTCACGCTTGATAATAGCTGCCTTCATAAAACTGCGCACAAAATGCTTATTTTCTAAGTGTTTTTTAAACTTAGAAATCTTTTCAATTAAGTTCATACTGTTCTCCTGTTAGTGAAAAATATAGAAAAGGTGGCGGTTTCTCTTCTGCTCAAGTTCGGTGGCAAACTTTCTGAACTGTTTCATAAACATTTTTTGGTCCCGGTAACCGTTAAAATTTCCAATCCACACGCTCATACGGTTTTTGTGTAACATATCATCGGGATATTTTTCTCCGACCTGTTCGCTAAACTCAAGCGAACACAAAACATCCCACGTGGCTGTCTTGGCAATGTTGTATATCTCCTTACGCTTACGCTTTTTTAACTTAAACATTCCTCTCACTCCCTTAGAAAATAGCAATGATGTCCTTAATCATCATGATAATGTAACCAATAGTAAAGGCGATGTTCATTCCGGAAAAAATAAGAAGTCTGATATAAGAATTTTCTTCAAAATCGTCGTCACCGCTGTTGTCGAATTTTTCACTAAGCATTTTCTTGAGGCCTCCAATTGAACCGACAGTGAAAACAAATGTAAAAATCAACATATATGCAAGCCCGATAATTTCAAGCCCGATAGTTTTATCCATTCTCTCACCCCCTTGCAGTTATTTTCCTGTAATGTGGTATCGGTTCTTATGCGGTTTTGTAATCAAAAAGATACTCTACCTGTAATGTTGGAAAGAAATTATCACGGATTGCCTTAGCTTCAGAAAATTTAAGCCTGTCATACGAATTGAACTTAGCAGAAACCGTTGATTCATCTATTCCAAGCACGCGAGCTATATCCTTGTTGGTTACTTTGTTTCTTGATTTTTCAGCTTCCAAGTTTGGATACATAAGATTATCTCCTTTCTGTTTTTACGCAATTGCGTTTACTGTAATTAAAGAATACACGCTATTTCGTAAATTGTCAAGACTTTTTTAAAAATAATTTTTGCAATTTCGTAAATTTGTATTGCATTTTTGCAAATAGCGTGTATAATGATGACAAAAGGAGTTGAACATAATGACTATCGAAGAACAGTTAAAAAATGAAATTCTAAATAATTATAAAAGCATTCGTGCTTTTACACAAAAGATTGATATACCGTATTCGACCTTAGACACAATCTTTAAACGAGGTATTGGTGGTGCAGGTGTAAATACTGTGCTTAAAATATTTAATGAATTATCTTTGGACATTGAAAGTATTGATAAAGGTGTACTAACTCCTAACAATTCAAACAATAATCCAGTATTAAATGCCAATGAGAAAAAACTGATTTCCAACTATCGCCTTCTGAATGACAGCGGAAAAGAAAAATTGCTTGAATATTCAGAAGATTTAATCGGCAACGCAAAATACACAACTCCCGATTTTTCAGACATAAAAGAAAAACACGCCTGATTTCAAGCGTGTAGGAAATATTATTTATATTGAATTTTGAATACTATAAAACAAGGAGGATTCCGTATGTCAGCAAAAGAAAAAATTATTAACCTTATAAACGACTTTTCAGAAGAACAGCTTGAAGAACTGCTCACTATGTTGCAAAGTTTAAGACATATCGTAGATGACGCAGAAGATGACGCTTACTGCCAGAAACTCTATGACGAATACAAGAATAACCCGTCTGACTCAAGCGAAAATGTCAGCCTTGAAGATTTTGCCAATGAGTTGGGGATAAATCTGTGATGAAGTATAAAATTGAACTGAACAAAAAGGCTCAGAAGTTTATTAAATCTCAGCCCCGTAATCAACAAGAACGGATTTTGAAAGCTGTTTCAAAACTTCCTGACGGTGATGTAAAAGCCTTGTCAGGAAACAGCAACGCTTACCGTCTGCGTGTCGGCAATTATCGTGTTATCTATGAAATCAATAACGATATTCTTCTTATAACAATTGTTGATGTCGGCAACCGTGGTCAAGTCTACAAGAGAATGTAAATATTAGAGTTCAAAAAAAGAAATACATGAAAAACATATAACTCAACTATATGGTACTATGGCAAGCTATTGCATTGAGCACAATTGCCCTAAAGAAAATGTTAAGGGAGTTTTAATAACAAATATTCAACTATCTCCTATGGCTAAGAAAATGGCAAAATACTTAGGTATAAAATTCAAAGAAAATATTGAAGTTGATGATTACCCATGTATAAAATGTAATATTGGTCGTGATATGTATGGTGAAACAAAAATATATCATTTGCCTTTCGACCAACAATATGATTCTACTAAAATTAGCAAGAAAGGGGAATTCTACGCAATGACGGTGGCTGAAGCAGAAGAAGCAGGATTTAGACGAGCCTTTAAATGGTTTGGTAATTAAAAAATCCCCGTACTGCTGGAACAGTACGAGGAAAATTGAAAGGGCGTCGGCATTTTTACTTGGTGGAACAAGAGCCGATACCACATTACAGGAGATGATATTATGGCAAAAGCCAAGAAACTGAAATCAGGCAACTATCGTGTCTTAGTGCCTGACTACAAAGACGAAAACGGTAAATGGCATTACAAGTCATTTACAGCCACAACGAAAAAAGAAGCCGAGTATATGGCAATGGAGTTCACGCACGATCGTGAGAACAGAGAGCTGACATACACTAATATGACTCTTGCACAAGCGTACAGGCGATACATTGACAGTAAATCTTCTGTTCTTGCTCCGTCAACCATCGACGGATACGAGAAGAATTTACGAAATGATTTTAAGAGCCTTATGCCGATGAAGCTCAGTGTAATAACACAAGAGCATATCCAAATGGCAGTCAATGAGATGTCCGCAAAATATTCTCCTAAATCTGTACGAAATTCGCACGGACTGTTATCCGCTGTATTGGGAGCATATAAACCTCAATTAACTCTCACAACAAGACTACCACAAAAAGTCGAACCAAAGTATATAATACCGACAACTGCGGAAATCAATACATTGCTTGATCATGCAAATGACTTTATCCGTGTGCCTATCTTGCTTGCAAGTTCGGGCAGCCTTCGCCGCTCTGAAATTTGCGCCTTAACTCCCGATGACATCACAGATATAGGTATCACCGTGAACAAAGCCGCTGTCTACGACAAAGACAATAATGTTGTTATTAAACCGCCAAAGACTAATGCCGGAAACCGATTTGTACCTCTTCCCCCGCATATTCTAAAAGAAGTGAGAGAATGGAAATATTTCGGTTGTTCGCCTGCCACGCTGTACGGTCAGTTTCGTAGGCTTGTTGAGAAATGCGATGTGCCTCACATAACCTTCCACAAACTCCGCCACTACTTTGCCTCAGAACTTCATGCTAAAGGTATTCCCGATAAACATATTGCTCAAATAGGTGGTTGGAAATCTGTGTCAGTTCTGCAAAATATTTATCAACACACCCTAAGAGACAAGCAAGAAGAAATGAATACCAAAATTATTAACATTTTTGAAAGTAATTTTTCAGAGAAGCCGAACACTCAAAAACAAGCCTAATTTCATGTTGGATTTTGTGTTGGATTTTAGAACAAAATAATGATTTTTAGTGCAAAATAACGCATTTTAAAACAAAATATTGATTATCAAAAGTCAGCAAATAAGTCGATAAACACTGAATATGGCTTGTTTGCTGACCTTTTTATGTGGTGGAGATGAGGGGAATCGAACCCCTGTCCGAAAAAATCTTGCCAAGGGTTTCTCCGAGCGCAGTTGGTGTTTTAAATCTCCCTCGGTGCATCGCCCATCAACAGGCTATGCACTTTGGCAGCTCCTAAGCTGTGGCAGGGTTCGGAGCGCTCCCCTGTTCACATTTACCTCTAATCGACGCCCCTTACACAGCCGAGGTACTCTGTGCAGGAACGAGCAGCACTCAGGCTGCTAAAGCAACTGTTTTGTTGTCAGTTAATTTTAAAGTTGCGGATTTTATGGCGGTTCCGCACCGCCGCTCGCTTACCAAGGTTTGAAATCCCCGTCGAAACCTTTACATCCCCATATTTAGTTATAAATTACAGAAATCTGCAATTGTCTATATTGAAAACCTGTATTCGGTAACAGGCTTATCAAATATTTTTTCACAACAGACAAGACAACATTCAATATGCTTTGTGTTCTGCTCAATCGGTGAATATATCACAGCCGTTTTCAAATTGCTTTTGTTCGAATCATCCATTGCAAAAACAACAACGCCGTCATCGGTTGCCAATACACCCATCCCTTTGAAAGGTTTGTCAAGCTCATCAAAAAGGCAGAACATCACTGAGATTTCATCGTCACACGAATACTCAACATACGGAAACACAATATCATTTTTGAAAAATCCCTTCATTTCGGAATTATCGGCTGAATTCAAAAGTTTAAGATTTTTAATCACAATCTGATTTTCGCCGTCAAAAATTTCAATCGGAATATTTACTTCCTTGCCAACTTCAAGGCTGAGTTTTGCTAACGGATAATCTGTCTTTTGATATTTTGAAAATATTATTTCAACATTCTTTGTCAAATCAAGCAAAGACAAATCATCAATCTTATTCTCAAGTTCAATAAAGTTTATGAACAGAGAATCAAGAGGAGCGTCGAAAAACCTGTCGCTCTTCCAACCGAGTTTCATAAACTCTGAGATGATATATGACCTTGTTAATTCGCAACATTCAAGCGTTTCACCGCATACTGAGTCAAAGTCAAAACGCTGTCCGTCAATTACAATTGCTGAAAAATCATCGGACAAATCAGAATTATTTTTCTTTTCAAGAATGATATTTTCTCTCAAAGTCAAATCTTCACAGCAAATATCATCTTTGGAACAATTGAAATTCAACAGAACAAGCTCGGTTTTATCGGACGAATTTGCAAAGCCGAGCACGGAATAATCGGTATCAAAGGCAGAAAAGTCCCGTCCGATTAAAGCAAAATCGCTGTATTCCGAAATATTTTCGTACAA